ATCTGATTTGTCATGTCGTGATTTTCATTTACCTTAAAGAAGTTATATGGATTTTTTTCATAAAAATCTATTTTTCTAGATTCTCCGGAAATTTGTTTTGTTGAACTATTTTGTTTGAAAAATTTATTATTCCATTTCCATCCAGTCCAATCACCAGTAACTTTTAAATTATTAAGCCATGGGTGATATTCCATTAATGTTGGCGCGAATTTATTTTTTATAATACCTAAAAAATAATCAATTTCTAAAATACTTTCATCTTGTGATGGATAAAAATTAAACCCTTTCGGATTTATGTAAAAATCATCAACAATTGTTTTTTTATTTACGTCAAACAATATAATTTTGTTTTCCAATGAATTTACAACTACAATGTTTTGTTTGCCATCAAATGCTATTCCCTTTAATGCAGTTTCTTCCATGTTCGCAAGAGTATTAACATATACTGCATCTCTAGTAGCCACGCTCCCCGTAGTTTTAATATATTCTGTTGGAGAATTTCCTTTTTCTGCTTGCGCTCCCCAAAAATTTATACCGGTTGAATTTAATTCAACGCCCGATGATGATACGCCTTGATATGTTGAAGATATTCCATTATGTAATGCCAATATAAAATTAGAACTGTTTGTGGTAGAACCTGATATATAACATCTATACCATCCGTTGTCCGCTCTATCAATTCCAGCCGAGTTTCCAATTTTATTGGAGAATGTTTTTGCTGTTAGATTAAACACAGTAGATGCATATATCCCATTATTTCCAGATAATGATATTTGGGCATGTGCTCTTATTTCTGGTTTAATATAAACTGATGCAACATGAATACCGCTTATGTAAAAACTATTACTTGTAATTTTATATTCAGAAACTGTGTTTTTATTTTCTATAACATATGTTCCAGTATTAGTATCATCTGGTGCAACTTCTGCATTTTTAATAACTATTACATTTGTTTTGTTCCAATATGTTCCAGTAAAATCCTGTGAATATGTTATTAAATTTTCAGCAGAATTTTTTAATAAAAAAGTTTTTGTATCAACCCAATTTGGTATATTTGAATAAATGTCATTCAAAGGTATTTTATAAGACTTTACGTTTCCACTTTCAACACATCCAATATATTGATAACTATGAGTAAACCATGGATTTTGTTTATTGTCTATTGTTAGATAGTTTAATCCATTAAATGGACCAAATGTACTTAACAATACACCATTTGTATTTCTTTTTTGTAGATAATTTAAATTTCTATAAACATTGTTTGATAATGCGATCCAAACATTATCATATTTGTCACAAACAATTTCTTGTGGTGATGAACATAATGGAAAATATATTGAACTTAGCACAAACCCATTTGATGAAACTTTTGAAACATAACTACTAAATGGATTTGAAAATGTAATCCATGCATTATTTTTTGTATCAACATCTACACCAGTTGGATTTATGAAATTTTGAAAATATTTAAAACTATCTGAGGTTAATTTATGATATGTACTATCATAAACCCAATTAAATGTGGAGGTATAGTTTGAATTTGTTAATATTGCAGTGGATGGATATGTGTGCGTTAATGGTTGAACTGAAAATAAAAGTTTTCCATCACTATTAAACTTTAACGTTGATGTTGTATCAAAAAGAGTGACCCATATATTTTGTTCACTATCTAATGCGCAATATGCTGGAGATGCAAAATCAACATTCAATAATTTTTTAAAATCAATAGAACATAAAATATTTCCATTTGATGATACTCTATACATTCTATCAAGATCAGAATCTAAACACCATGCATGGTAATTTGGCGCATTCATTGCAGCAATACATTCAATGCTATGGAATCCTGTTATTGCCGATCCATCCGTGTAAAAGTTTGGAATTCTCGAAATTGGCATTTCGAAAGCTTTTAATATTGCTTTATCTTGATTGTTTACTTTATTATTTTTTACATATAATTGTGCAGTATATGGATTTTTAATATATTGTACGTTGTTTAATAATCCTGCTGCACCGTTTGGAATCCACATTATTGGATTAAATGAATTTGCTGAGAGATTGGGTATATTAAAAACGGTGGTTGCTGTTAATGATTTATTGAGTGCTGAATTTGCAACATTGAAAGATCCCTTGTAATATCCTGCTACTTTATAGGTTGAATCGTCAACATATTTAAATTCTAATGGTTTTGGAGAAATGTTTGAACTCAATCCATAAAAACTTGCGGTTAACGGCAATGATTTACTATTATCAAATGGAATATATTCTGTGAAAAAAGAATCCGGCTGTAGCAACCTAACACCATTACCATCAGGAAGAGTGTCCGCATATTCAAGATTTTTGAATGTTGGGCTTATTATAACAGGGATATCGGAATCGATCCATCTTGGATTTGAATGTTCTCTTATTCCGTTTTCTGTAATTTTTAAACAGTCTGGAGTTCTCCATAAAATCATATATGGAACAATCGCTTGTGCCAAGCTATTGCTTCCATTTGGTAATCCTTGAGTTACTCCTTTAATGTCTTGAGATATAGAAACTGCACTAGTTTCCAGTGTTGCTATAATTGTTGTATATGGAAGATTTTTTTCTACTAAATCAAAATTATAAAAATCATCTACGAAATAAAATTCAGCAGTTCCAGTTACGCCAGCAACAATTCCACTTCCCAATAGCATTCCATTTTCATCTGCTTTTATTATTGTATCTTTTGTTTGGATTTTTGAAATCTGATTACCATCTTTATCCAAGAACCTCCACTGTGGTCTTAAAAAGGTCCATTTGTTGTTTGGATCTTGGGGGGAATATGATCGAGAATAATTTGCATATAAATCAATAAAATGTGGTTCTGTGCTGCTTGATGTTATATTAACTCTGAAAGGATAACGATTAAAGTGTCCCGCAAATGTTGGTGGTGGCACGAAATCAAAATATATTGACTCGTTTATTAAAATATCAACATCTATCTGTTTTTCAAAAATATCAAAATTTGTTTTAGTATAATATGCATTTAGTCTTACGTTATATGAACTAGGATTTAAATAAATGTGAGATGGTGTCTTCTCTCTACTTCTTATACCATCACCAAAATCCCATAAAAATTTTGAATATGCTTTACCGTTCAATGCACTAGCATCAAACATAAATCTTGTTATGTTTGCATATCCACTTGTTTTTGATACTGAAAATTCAACGGCCATATTTTATTAAAAATCAGATATTTTAATTGATCCAGTTGGTTCAATTATTTTTATTTTAGAAGAAATATTATCAATGTTGTTAAAAATTGGATATTTGAAATTTTCCAATTGAATGTTTTGCGTGTATACTTCGGAGTCTGCTAACGGATAATAATAATTCCAAAGTAACAACGAAATTCCTTCGACATAAATATCATCATCTTCTCTATATGTTTGTATTTTTTTAACACCGTCTATGTTTAATATCGTGGTTGCTAATTGATATATATCAATCAATTGTCCCAATTTATTTTGTTTTCTACTGAACAAATCTTTTATTACTTTTTCTATATCAGAAAGAATTGCAGAATTAGATCGTCTGCTATTTATTTCTTTTGTTATTGCCAAATAAGAAGAAGTTAAATCATTTGGAGATGGATCGGAATTAAATTTTTCAACATAAAAATCCATGTATATATAAACTGGATCCATTGGTACAATTTGTGATGTTAATGTTTTATTTGGTTGTAACCCATTTAAAATTAATTCTTTTTGAGCGGGTACAATATAATTTTGATAATTATTTTTTGGAACCAAATAAACATATAAATTATTAAAATTACAACTGTTTGCAAATTTTATTTGATTGATTAAAATTTGATTGTCATTTTGTGGTTTATCCAATCCAATGTCATACAGATATTTTACATGTCCTCTTAAATAATCGTCATTATTAACAACTCTAACATCAGTCAATAAATTTGAATAGTTTGTTTTTATGAAACTTTCATAATCGTTTGTAGTTACAAGCCTATACTGTGATCTGAAATTTTTAGAAGCATTTTTTCTAATATCATCAACAGATTCTTCATCGGAATAAAAAGTAGACGGGTGTTCGTTTTGTGGCTGTATGTATTGTAAAGTGTCTGGTGTTAGTTTTTCACCAAGAGTATTAACTGTTACATCAGAATAGATTTCAGCAAATCTCAAAGAATTAAATGTTGCAACCTTTGTCGAATTTAATGCTCCTGGACCTAAATTAGAAACATTTTTATCTATGTTTAAATAATATATTGCAATTTGATCACCTTCTCTTAATCTTTTGCCATTTATGTCATCGCCAAATTTAATTTCATATCTTTTATTTTCATTGAAACGAACTTGGAATATTGGATCATTGGGACC